GCATCAGCGAATTAACATAAGCCACGCCCCGGTCTCCAGCCTGTTTTAACACTTCTCTGGATGCTTTATCCTTCAAAGCTCTGGCAGAATACTTTTCAGGATTAAGATAGTAATCTGCAACTATATAACCAGCAGTCATAATACCTTTTGCTGCTTGCTTTTCGGTTATATCTTTTCTTATATTAGGGTTGGTAATACCAAAGTCCCGCGAACTGATGGTAAAAGCTGGCTCTTTCAACTTCTCAGACTTATCAATCTGATACTTGAGTCCATCTCTGATTATACGGACGGCTTCCCTTGCTTGCTGTTTTTGTCTATCAGCCATAACAAATCACCATTCGTATGCTTCTTGGTTGCTAGGAATAATTCCACGGTCAATTGCAAAAGCGCGTGTCATAAAATCTTCTGTAAGTTTTATCTCAGTGCTTTTGTAAAACTTACCCTTACCACGAATGTAGCAGGGGTAGCTCAAGGGTTTTCTGGTTCGTGATAGTGTAACTTCTACGTAAATTTTATTCATGATCTATGATAACAGGGTCCACTTGCCCCGACTTCGCCGGAAGAAGAACCACTCCGTGTAAAGCAGTAACATTATGTTCAACCTTATCGTGCTTACCTACCCCTACTCGATTTAGAATAGACTCTGCTGCTTTGATACGTTGTTCAGCGCGTGGGATAGTTCCGTCATCGTCTAGTGCGTTTACCAGACCTGCCGCTGCTTTTACAGAGTTAGCGGCTAACATATTCTTTGCCCTCTCTACAATCTCATCGGCTAGAGAGTTCATAACTGCTTTACCAGTGGTTTCACAGTAGCCTGCTACACGTAAAGCTGCAGCGTTGTTACCACCATTATCCATAAGTGCATCAAGATACGCAAGCTGTTTTTCTGTTAGCTGGCGTTTTTTCTTGTTTTTAGTGGGTAGAAGACCTTCCGCCATCAGTAACGTACTTTGCGTACTCCTCCACCCATTGCGTATTCTTTTTTAATATTTTTTATACCAGAAACAATACCTCCGCCATACATACCTGACATAAGATCGCCTTTATCTTTCTTCATGTAAGTCTGGCCGGGAGTTTGCTGCATTGTGCCTGCGCCCATAGCTGCAGACATATCCGGGTTGCCCACCGTGCCTCCCATTTGCATCTTTTTCTTTTTCACTGACTTCTTCCTCTTCATCGTGGCGACGTTCGTCGGCTTACCGCCGACGCCTTGCGGCTTGGCCCTTTTACGAGCAACGGCGCTCTTTCTTTCCGCTGCCGTCATAGACTTAGCTTTGGAGCGCGGCACACACTTGGGATAGGCACGTTTAGATTTAGATGCAGAAGAACGACCGCAAGCCTGAAACTTGCCGCCTTTCTTTGGCGCACCAATGTCTACCCAGTCCCCTTTGGGGCCTTTGCCGAACCACTCCTTGAGGCTCATTAGTAAGTCCCGCCTCGTTTCTTGTACGTGCGGACTAACCAAGCGTTTGCGTATGCGCTGGGATAGACTTTGAACTTGCGTTTAGCCTCTGCCTTCACCCTTGCGTACAGAGCTTTGTTCTTAGGCGTAGGAGACTTGCTACTTTTTTTTGCCTTTGGCTTTGCTTTTTTTGCTGGCATTACATCAAGCTTTCTTGTTGCTGTTTTTCTGCTCAAGAATCTTTACAAGCTTAGGCGGAAGCTTTTTCTTTTGTGCAGCGGTTACTTTACCGCCGTTTGCCATCATTCTCATGCCACGCGCCATCATGTCTACGTCACGAGCATTCATACCCATTCCACGCGCCATTCCGCCACGAGCCATTCCCTTAGTAGTTTTCTTTGCGGCACCGCCTTTAGCCATGCCCTTGGTGGTTTTCTTCATAGCGCCACCCTTAGCCATGCCTTTGCTTTTTTTCATAGCACCGCCTCTAGCCATGCCCTTGGTGGTCTTGCCGCCTTTAGCCATGTATTTAGTCTTCTTTCTACCAGCCATTGGTTCTAATCCTTTGCGTATAAGTTATCAAATGTAATGCTAGGGTCCATGTAGCTATCGTTAATCTCTGCGCTGTGTATGTGTTGGCTAGGCACGAAGTCCGGTGGACCTTCGCCTGTAACCCACAAAGCAGGATTTGTAACCCGTACCCTGTTGTTGGGGAGAGCAACTATATTCCCTGTAAACTCTCCTGCGTCTATTAGCTCTAGCACATGTGATTGTTTGTGCTGCGCTGGGTCGTCTGAAATATGACTGTCGGTATAGTCCACAGTGAACATGTACCGACCTGTATAAAACTCTCCCCCTATCTTACACATCCAAGGGCTAGACGATACTCGGTCCATGCTAAAGACTGCGTGGTTTCTGGAGGAGCAGTCCCAAGGTTGTGCAAAGTGAGTGGGCATCTTCTCAGGCCACTCTTCAAGAATACTATCAGCGACTAATGCTGTGATGGGCATTCTAGCCCACATAGCCCCGCCGTGAATGTTCTCTTCTTCTTCACAGCCAGTAAACACTACGTTAAAACTAAGGCACCTGTCCGGTATCGTGTTTACTGCTATGGCTAGCGCATGAAGGTACTCGCCTTCATACTCTACGTGATTATGTGTAAACTCTTTACGCACCCAGCACTTAAAGTGTGGGATGTTCGAGGCTAAATAAGCCATACTACTCTACTACTAAGGTTGGGCTAGCACTTCCAACGTTTTCTAGCCTGACGCAGACGGCTATTCGGGTCTTTAGCCGCCTTGGGAAACTTCTTCATCTGTCCTGCAGAGCGAGCGCAGAAGGACTTACGTCTCTTCGCAGCTTTACTACCAGCCTTTACTTTGCCAGTAACAGCGCCCTGCAGTTTGGAGCCGGGATTAGCCCTGCGATATGCTTTGATGCCCTTTTCGGTCATGCCAGCGCCCTGCTTAGTCGGTCGCTTCATTCCCTTGCCTTTGGGCATTACATCAGGCTTCCTGACTCCTCCTCCCTTTGCGTACTCCTTACGGCTAATCGCTGCCACCTTCTCTGATTGCTGCTTGTGCAGCTTGGAGGCTTTGTTTAGCTGTTGTGAGACTTCCCTTAGTTCTTCCTTTGCAGTCATCTTATTTAACTAGCTTGCCAGAGTATTTTTTTGCTGTTTTTCTAGCAAGCCTTGAACCCCTTTTACCCTCTTTATCTCTGAATACGTCCATGCCTTTTGTTGTTACATCCAGAACTGCTGCGCGGGGAGAGGCTTTACCCAATGGGCTTCTTTTTTTAGTCTCTTCTGAAATAATAGCTGCAGGTAGTGTTTCTTCAAACCCTTTTTTCAAAGACTTGCTTGAGTAGTAAGGTTTGCCGGGGCTAACTTTAATAACCTCACGCGGAGGATTTGAGTATGCTTTCTTCTTTACGGTCATCTATCCGTATCTCCCTTGTTTTTTGTACATCTGCTTACAGTGACAATCTCCACAGTCACAATGAGGACACGGCTCTGGGCAATGACACTCCTGCGGTTGACATACACAGGTGATGCACTGGTCATCTTTTGGTTTTTCTGGCGTGTGTTGAATCATATAGAACGCCGCGTATGGTCCTTGGTATGCAGACATTGTTTTTTTGGAGATGGCAGCTAACTTAATCTCGTCTCACAACTCTCCACTAGAAAAAATCTTATGTTTATTGTTGGAGTGTAGACAGACTAATGGCTGCTAACTATCTATTATAACGTTTATATAGGACTTGTCAAGAAAAAAAGTTAAACTGAGTGCATTTTTTGCTTGACAGATTGGAAATGGGCTGTATAATAGTATTAACTCTACTCCGGGGGGTTAATATATACATACCCCCCTTAATATTAGCCCATATTGTAATATAATTACCCAATTTTGTAATAAAATTACCCAAAAGGAATGAATATGGATAGTGCGCCTGAAGAAGTTGCAGAAGTTACAAGGCCGTGGTCCCTATCCTCGTATACATTTAACAGTTTCGCTCAGTATATTAAATATTTTAACCCTGATGAGTGTGAACAATACATCCGTAATGCTCAAGAGGGTCTAAGAACTACGTCCTTAAAAAAGGGTGAAGTTGGTGGCGAAGGGGTTAACGCTAATTTTGAGGTAAGAAACTCTGATGTGTGCTTTTTTAAAACACACAAATCTGAAAATAACCCACTATTCTCAAAATTAACTGAAGTTCTGATAAACGCTAATCAATCTTTCTTTGGATATGATATTTTTGAAATAGAAGCTGCACAATTTTCTACATATTCTTCTGAGTATGAAGGTTTTTATGGTAAACATATTGATGTTATGCCCAATTCTTCTGGAGTAGGCGTTAGAAAGTTAAGTTTTAGTATACAATTAAGCGATCCAGACTCGTACAAGGGCGGTGATCTTCTATTACATACTAATAATAAACCTATTCAAGCTCCAAAAGAGATTGGAAGCGTGACTGTATTTTCCC